TATAAAACTAGATGCTCTAGTACACGAAACAGAAACGTCAGCTAGAGTAATTGACTATAAGACAGGTAAACAATTTGGTAATGAGATAGCACACAGTCAACAAGCACTTATTTATGCTATCGGTACTTTCTTTATGTATCCTGATTTAGAAATAGTAAACACAGAAATGTGGTATTTAGATCACGGTACAACAATGGAGCAAACATACACTAGAGATGAAGCTATGATCTTTATGCCAAAGCTTCATGAGCGAGCTGTAACTATGACTACAGCTACTAAATTTCCACCAAATCCTAGCAATTATAATTGCAGATGGTGTTCATTTGGTAAAGGTCCAGAGCCTTATTGCGAATGGGGCTCTAATTAGATATAATTAACAAACACTAGTACTCACCCAACTAACACAGAGTATTACGGAGATGAACGATGAACAATGTAACAAACATTCCTGCGCCCTACGCGCATCAAAAAACCACCACAGATTTTATAGTAGACACTAAATGTTGTCTTATTACATCTGACCCAGGCACAGGTAAAACTCGTGCAGTACTAGATGCCCATGTTGCACTTGGTGGTAGAGCTTTAGTTCTAGCTCCTCTTTCTATATTAGAAGCAGCTTGGGGAGAAGACATAAGTAAATTCCAGCCAAACATAAAATATGGAGTAGCTTATGCAAAAAATAGAAAACAAATATTTGAAGACACTACAAATGAAATGGTCATTACTAATTTTGAAGCTGTTAACTTTCTATTTAAAAATACACAGTACTTAAAAGACTTTGATACGATTATTATTGATGAGTTTACAGCATTTAAAAACCGTTCAGCTAAACGTAGCAAAAATCTTAACAAAATTATTTCGCATTTTACTAATAGAATTGCAATGTCTGGCACTCCTAACAGTAATACTATTTTAGATATTTGGCACCCTGTTTATCTTATAGATAATGGACAACGTCTTGGAGCTAGATTCTATTCATTTAGACATCAAGCTTGTACACCAAAGTTTAACGGCTTTGCAAACGAATGGATTGACAAACCAGGTATAGAAGAAACAATAGCAGACAAATTATCTGATATATCTATACGTTTTGCGCTTACAGATTGTATGGACCTACCAGATAAAATTGTACGAACAATAAATACAAAGCTAACTCCTAACGTACAAAAACAATACAAAACTTTAGCTGAAGATTCTGTCTTGTATACAAAATCAGGTACAGTTAACGCAGTGCACGCAGCTGCACGTGTAAAGAAATTGTTGCAACTTGTAACGGGAGCCGTTTATGACGAAGATGGTGTAGTTCAATTTGTACACCAAGAACGTTATGACATTGTCATGACGCTTGTATCTCAACGTGCACATAGTCTTGTAGCATTCAACTGGAAACACGAACGTGATGCGCTGGTAGAAATGGCTAACAAAGAAGGTATTACTTATGACATTATTGATGGCAGTGTTAAGCCTGAAAAACGCAATGACATTGTAGCTAGATACCAAGCAGGACATATTAAAGTTTTGTTTTGTCATCCGCAGTCAGCGGGCCACGGTCTTACATTGACCAAAGCTAATACAGTTATATGGTGTTCACCTACATACAATGCTGAGCATTATCAGCAATTTAACCAGCGTATATACAGAGCAGGTCAAACACAAAAGACCGAGACAATACTTATACAAGCCAGAAATACTTGGGAACCTGAGGTGTACGAAAAACTTAATACTAAGTTAGGTCGTATGGAAAACTTACTACATATCTTAAAGGAGATAACATGAGTGTAAAATTAAATGATTTATTAGCAGAAACAGCTAAAGTACGTGAACAAATTAAAGTAGTTCAGTCAGAAGAAAAAGTTCTTAAATCGCAACAACGCGAATTAGAAAGTCAGATATCTATTAGAATGCAAGAGCAAGGGCTCGATAAAATTTCTAATGATATTTGTACAATCTCACTTAAAACTGAGGTTGTGCCAACTGTAGAAGATTGGGATTCTTTGCACGAGCACATAACTGAAACTAATCAGTTTGAGCTATTGCAAAAACGTATGTCCGCAACCGCCTACAGAGAACTAGTAGCAACAGGTTTTGATGTACCTGGTGTTAAAAGTACGGAGTTGACCCGAATTAATTTTAGGTCAGCGTAATAATAATGTTAGATGAAACAAGGAGAATGAAACATGTCTAATGATATAAGTATAGTAACGAGCACAATGCCTGCTCATGTAAAGAAAGGCGAAAACCTGGGTAATGAAAACATTGGCTCAGAACATTTGTCTACCCCACGTTTAAAACAACTGCAACAGTTGTCAAACGAAGTAGATGAAAACCATAGTGAATATATAGACGGCGCTAAAGTCGGCGACTTTATAAACACTGTAACCAAAGAAAGCTACGGTAAAGAATTATTTGTAGTTAACGTGCACTTTAGAGAAGAGTATGTTGTATGGGTAAAAAGAGAAAAAGGTGGTGGTTTAGTTGGTACTTTCCCAACAAAACAAGAAGCTATTAAGCATCTCGAAGATGGTGGTAACAAGGTCGAAGACCATGAGATTACTCAAACTCAAACACATACACTGCTTAAAGTAGACGAAAAAACAGGAGATATCTCAGAGATACCATTCTTGTTTGATTGTTCATCTTCTAAGCTTAGAGTGTCAAGAGAATGGAATACACAAATCATGAAGCTAGGCGGAGATAGATTTGCTTCTTTATGGAAATTGGCTTCTGTTCAAACAGCTAACAAAGCAGGGCAAAAGTTTATGAACATTGCTGTGTCTAACGTTGGTTGGTTAAAAGAAGATACTTATAATCTTGCTAAAGGTTTTTACGAAAAAACATTTGCAAATAAAAGTTAAGTAACTTGCGTACGGGTGCGACATTATAGATCGCACCCAAGTACGTATGATATACTTTGCATGTGCAAGAAAAGGATTTCATAAATAAAGTACATAGAAAACTACCTAAAGAAGTTTATAGGTGGAAGATCAACGATCCCTACCACGGAGGTGTGTCGGACACTTACTACTCTGGTCCTAACAATAATTGTTGGATTGAATATAAGTACAAAGAAAACTTGCCTGCAAAACTTAACTCAAAAATAAAAATTAACTTATCAGAACAACAACGCATATGGCTTGCTCGCCAACAAGAACATAATGTATTTACGTATGCTGTTTTTGCATCTGGAGATCTTGTGTACGTTACCGAGGATTTTACATTAACGCATATTACAGTAGCTACTTTTATGAAAGAAGCTATACCTTTTAAAATGTTTATAGAAACATTAACTAAATTTTGTATAGGAGAAACAAATGACTGACATGGTTAACTCGCCCCCACATTATAATACAGGAAACGTAGAGTGCATCGTAGCAATAGAAGAAAGTATGACGCCTGACGCTTTTAAAGGTTACTTAAAAGGTAATGTTTTAAAGTATATGTGGCGTTATGAATACAAAAATGGTACCCAAGACCTTGAAAAAGCTCAATGGTACTTAAATAAACTAGTTGAAACTTGTAAAAAAGACAAAACCTCTCAGAAGAATCTATGATAAAAGCTATTAAAATGTTGTTTAAACTGAAGCTTAGGCCTTACTACCCTAAACAAAACGCCGTGTGCGAGCTCTGGTGAGGCCGTTTTTTGGCCTTTTCTAAATAATCGTTCAGATTTACGTTTAAGATAGTTTTCTAAGTATTTTTCTAGCATTATCCAGTTCTATATTTTTTTGTTGCCTTTTTTGTACGTGCAAAGGATCTATTATCACTTGCTGGTTTAACTTGTAAATTGTTTGGATTAAAATCCATAGGGTTTCCATTACGATGATGTACGTCTCTTCCATCTCCTTTTCTAGCTTGCCCAGTTTTTATTGCATATCGTCTTGCTTTATTTCTCATAGCACGTCTTTTCTTTTGTTCAGCTGTACCTTGGTACTTTGCATACTCTGCTTTGTAATCTCTAGCCATTTAAATAGTATACACCTTTAACGCATTCTTCTTTCCCTTCACATACATTTTTTTACAAAACGTAGCTTCTGGTACTTTTCTACGTGTTGACTCTCCGATCAATAAATCAACTCCTGCTTCTTTCGTAGCAGACTCTAATCGTGCAGCTGTGTTCACAGCATCTCCTATTGCCGAATAATCAAACCTTGTGTCACTTCCCATATTACCCACTACCGCTTCACCTGTATTTACACCAATGCCTATTGCAATTGGTTCGGTCAGTTCTTTTTGCAGCATGCGAATAGCTGTACGCATATCTCTAGCACAGGCGACGGCACGTTTTTCATGTTCATCTAAATCCAGGGGAGCATTAAAGATGGCCATACATGCGTCGCCTATAAACTTATCTACCATACCGCCATGTGCCTGGACACATTGTACTTGTACGGTAAGAACTTTATTCATAATACTAGTAACTTCTTCTGGTTCTAGTTTCTCAGATAAATTTGTAAACCCTCTAACGTCTGTAAATAAAAATGTACACCTACGCTTTTCTCCTCCTAGCTTTAGTAACTCAGGATTATTTTGTAAGCGTGCAACCTGGCGTGGATCTAAGTAATGCTCGAACTGTTTCTTTATTAATTGTCTTAGTTTAAATTGTTCGTTAAACCGTAAATAGAACTCTTGTACAGATATAAGTATCATTGATAATATACTATAACTTACATCAATAAGTATGTTTGATGTTATAAGATACCAACCACCGACCGTGGTCAAAGTACCAAGGCCCACGATCCCTACAAGAGTTCCGACGAGCCCTAGCGTACGTATTATAAGCACAGCTAATAATAGTACAGTTACTAATATAACTAATTCATATAATAACGCAGTGCCTGGTATTGCTGGCACGTCTACCGTCATGCTCTCAGCTAACGCGGCTTGTATATGGTGGGGGTACAACAAGCCAACTGGCGTAGCTATTTGAGGCATAACACCTTTTGCACTCACTCCTACAAACACAAACTTATCACGTACATTCATTTCTTCCAGGCTAGTGCTCGGGGTGTCAATCCAAGATACCCATCTACGACCAATACTGTCTACTGGTATTTCTGCATAGTTAGGTATCGTAAGTTCTTCGATCTGCCCTTGCTGCCCTTTAATAATGTACGTATCTGCACCGCTAATCATTTTAATAACTTGCACACCAAAAGACGGAGTCCAACCATCTGGAGTCTGAAGCAATAAAGGTAAACGCCTGACTAAATTATCTACATCAGTACGTGCAACTGCCAGCCCCTGGTAAGCTGAGTCTGTTAGCACGGACACATTTCCAATTACACCCTGAGATTCAATACCTTGTATAGGTTCTCCATCCCCTAATATAACTGTGCCTGTAGTCGGCGCATAAGAACTGCCCCCTTCAAACGTAGCAATAACACTAGGTCCTTGTGCAAGTGCATCAGCAAATGCTTGATCCCCACCAAATCTATCTGCTTGTGGAAAAGCAACAACCCAACCCACACCTAAAGCTCCTGCTTCTAATAAATCTAATTGTATTCGTGCAAGGTCTTTACGCGGGTAAGGCCAACCGCCCGCAAGTGCTACATCTTCTTCTGTTATATCTAAAGTTACAAACCAGCCAGATGGATCTGGTGTTTGTACAAGTGCGTCAAATGTTTTTAATTTTAATACTTCTAGTGCCTGCCAGTTAAATAGCAAAGGTAAACAAAGAGCTCCTATGCTTACAAACGAAATCCATTTCTTCATCCTGCTCCCTGCGTAATTTTAATTGTAGAGTCACCCCCACCATTTACTAACACCTGTTGTGTCTTACCATCCTGTAATAATATTATAGTATAACCCTGCGATATGTTTAAACTCAACTTAGTGCTTTGCGTAACAGCTCTTTCTATTATAAGAGTATCATCTTGCGTGTAAGTTGTAATCTGGGTAGT